GACAAATTAAAAATATTTTTATCAGTTTCTGATAAATTTTATATCAGACTATGAAGCAAATATATCTTGTTCGCCATCCATCCAAATTTTAAAAGCGGTATTCTGATAAATATAATTTCCCGAATTATCCCTTTTTGTCAGAAGCCCCTTGTGGGTAAATTCATCAAAGAAGTTTTTCTTGCTGACTGGCACACGTTCAAAGTAAGTGCAAAACTTTATGTACTCGTTGAACACCTCACTTCTTTTGATACTACTCCCTTCGGCTTTAGTCAAACAATCCCCAATGAACGCAAGAACGGAATCCCCATCTTTTGCGATTTTCTCCTTAATTTCTTTGCTTTCGGTGCTTTCGAAAATCTTTCCTGTCTCAAGAATTTCTCTGTATCCTTGAACTGCCAAAAAAATGAAATATTCTAATTCTCCTAACAATTTTTCCTTCAATTTTTCATCTACAACCTTAGGCTTTTTGTTCATGCTAATTACTCTCGTTCTCCTTCTAAAGCCTTCCGACTTGTCATCTATATGGGGAAATCTATTACAGGAAAACAGTAGCTTTGCGTAGGGAGTAAAATAAAACGCATCCTTACCCTTTAATTCACAAGGGATTTTGTCCCCACCTGTAATTTTCTTTAAAAAAGAATCGTCTTTGATTGCTAACTTAGATAAATCCGCGCATGTATTCAACGTCTTTCCAAACAGCCCAGAAGAAGCAAATGTATTTTCAGAAAGTCGCTGAAGGCTCTCGTTGGATATGTTTTCCGCTCCTACGATGGCTTCCAAAACCGAGATAATCAAACTTTTTCCATTTTTTCCTTCTCCTAAGAGCATCAAGAAGTATTGAAAATCTGTATTGTGGCTCATTGATAGACCCATAAAACCGAAAAGCGTTTTCATGTCTGGAGTAGAAAGTGAACTCTTCAAGAAATAGTTAGCGTTTGGATATTTTGACATATCTTTGGCTGTCAATTTCTTGTACTTGTGCGGTATTTGATTTATACTAAAATATCTTGGAGAATGACTAAGTAGTTCCCCAGTTTTTACGTTCAACATTCCATTGCTAAAATTTATGTAACTTGTCGGGAACTGGTTTGAATCCCATGACTTCTTACCCAAATCTGGTTGTATCAAAAGTAACTCATAAATTCTTTTTATCGTTTTGATATTGCGGAATTCTCTAAAAATGAGATTTTGAATTTTTGCCTTTATGACAAGACCTTTGTTATCTTTTAAATATACACCACCTTGATATATGTAACTGACTTCATTCAGAACAAAGATATTCTCGTTCTCAATCAAGTAGTCTACTATTTCGGCATCGTAAGCGCCTATGCAACCGCCTTTGTTGTTATACTTGTGAAACCTACTCAAATCCTTTGGCACTGGCTTGTACTCATCTACAACAAGACCTATTTCCGCTTCAGAAAAGCCTTTCGCAACAAGAGTATTTTTTACTTCTTCTGTAATTGCAATCAGTTTTATCACCTCCTCTTTTCAAGCCACTTTCTCAACCGTAGAAGCGTTCATTGTAAAATTTCCGACTCGTTTTGCCTTGCATCGTGAGAAAGCCCTGCTCCTCAAGAATAGCGTTCAACTGTCTTATGATTTTGTACCCGTATTCTTTGCTGCAACCGAGCATTTGGGCTATTTCTACTGCTCCAATGAGTGTAGTTTGTGGTTGTTCCTGCTGTTTTGTATCCTGTTTTGCTTTTACCATGTTATTTTTCTCCTTTCGGTATTTCTCCTTATTTTCGTCATTATAACACGAGAAACTCGATTTCTCATGTCTACTCAAGAATTTCTTCTACATCAACACTTAGTGCTTTTGCAATCTTACCAATAGTAGCAGGTCTTACATTTTTACCTGTCATCACGTTGTTTATGGTTGGTCTTGGCATACCAGTTGTCTTCTGAATATCTTCGGTATTCATACAAGCCCTAGCCATTGCAATTTTTAATTTTAGTTTATTTGCTTTCATTTTATCACCCCTTTTACATATTCATTTTGAATCTATATCTATATTAACAATTCACATCGAATCTGTCAAGTCTTTGTTTTATTCATCTTGAATCTATACAGATTAAAATATATGTGATAATATGCTTATTATGGAGGTGTGGCTATGTCGGTTGGTGAAACAATAAAACAATTACGAAAAGAAAAAGGACTAACTCAAAAAGAACTTGCTTCAAAGATTGGGGTTGCGGAGGTTACTATAAGACAATACGAAACCTCAAAAAGAAAACCAAAGTTTGAAAATGCAGAAAAACTAGCTGCTTTTTTTGAAGCTAACCACCTTGCATTTTTGTTTGACGGATTTCATGGCGAATTAAGAGAAGAAGAAATAGCAGAAATAATAGCATTTAATTCTATAGATAGGGCTGAATTAGCAAATGTCAAATTACTTTTAAAAACTTTAGGCTTTAAAATAAAAAAAACTGATGAGGAATTTTATCAAATATCAAATATGTTTGATAATACCGTAATTTATGCTGATATATATGATATATCAGACTTAGAATATTCAGCGACTGGATATATCTATAAGCAACTTAAAGCTATTGCATCTGAAAATAAAAAACCTAATAAAGCAATTAAAAAAACTAAGGAGATTTTCCTACAAGAGGACTGACCACAATTTCGTGTTGAGTGGTTTATTCTTCATTCAACAAAAAAGTTGTGTGAGAATATGATTCCCCAACTTTGGGGTGTCCTCATTCAACAAAAAAAATGTGTGAGAAACTGACGGCTAAACTTTCAGCCGTCACCAATTTGATGATGGTTACTCTTCATCAATGAAGAATGAAGGACAACGCATTTTTGCACTGAACACAAAATTGTGGTCAGTGGGTTTTCTTCGCTTCACAAAAAAACGAAACGAAAAACACTTTTACAAAAGGACAGTCCAAAATTGGTCTGTCTAAATTCTTCACTTGACAAAAATGTCAAACGAGAAACTGACGGCTAAAAATCGAGGTGAACACATGGAACAAATACTTTCAGAAATCAAGACCCTGGGGAAGAAATACCACGCTCAAAAGGTTGTACTCTTTGGCTCTCGTGCGAGGGGTGACAATCACCCACGCAGTGACATTGATATAGCAGTATGGGGCATTACAAGCCTAGACAAAGCCCTATTTTGGAATGATATAGAAGAACTCCATACCCTGTTAAACTTTGATATAGTCCATATAGAGAAGGGAACGGATACGGAACTTCTCAAAAATATAGAAAAGGACGGTATAATCATTTATGAAAACCAAAATCAGTAATTTTCTAAACGCTGTGGAACGCTTGCAAGAAGCCGTAACGGAATACACCAAAAACAGCGAAAATACTATCATTCGCGATGGTTTGATACAACGCTTTGAGTTTACTTTCGAACTCTCCTGGAAAGCCATCAAAGAATATTTGTATATCCAGGGCATCGGGAACGGCTTGACCTTCCCAAAACAGATATTAAAAACAGCCTACGAAAATTATATCATTCAAGAAGAATCTATATGGCTTTTGATGTTAGAAGCAAGAAACAAAACTTCTCATGTATATGACGATAAAGCAGCCCAAAGGATAGCGGACGATATTTGTTTTCGGTTTCTAACGCCACTTTTGGCATTAGCCCAATATTTCAAGGAACAATAAAAAGCCCCTGCGCTACACACGCAAGGACTTCATAGCGGTTACTGGTATAACCACCCATACAATTAAATCAATTATACCACAAACCGCCTTATTTTTATATCAAAATACAAAAGGAGGTTTATTTTTTTATGCCTGTTTACAAGAATGAAGATAGGAATACATGGTATACAACATTTTATTATACCGACTGGCAAGGCAACCGAAAGAAGAAAAAGAAAGAGGGTTTCAACCTCAAACGTGAAGCACAAGAATTTGAAAAGGAATTTGTCAAACAAGTTAGTTGCTCTTGTGATATGTCTTTTAATAGCCTTCTGGACTTGTACTTAGCAGATTGCAAAACAAGACTAAAGGAAACTACCTACTACACAAAATCCCATATTCTGAACACCCAAATACGCCCTGTGTTCGCTGATATGGTAGTAAATGATATAAAGCCTACTACAATCAGAACTTGGCAAAATAACCTTCTCAACAGCCCCAGCGAATACACCCAAACATACCTGCGACAAATGAACACGCAACTTTCAAGCGTTTTTACTTTTGCCAAAAAATACTATAATCTTATCCAAAACCCTATCAATGTTTGCGGGGCTATCGGAAAAAGTGCATCGGGAAAGATTGACTTCTGGACTTTGGATGAATTTAAAACTTTTATTGATAAAATAGAGAAGCCTTCTCATTGTTTGGTGTTCAATATTCTTTTTTGGACTGGTATTAGGCGTGGGGAACTTTTAGCCCTTACCTATGAGGACTTTGACCTAGATAACATGACATTGAGAATCAACAAAACTTTTACCAAATTAGATAAAAAAGAAATCATCACCGAACCAAAAACACCTAAGAGTAATCGAATTATTTTACTTCCGAAACATCTTTGTGATATGGTGCAAGAATATAAAAGCAAATTATATGAGTATAACCCAGAAGATAGGATTTTTACGTTCTCTGTCAAAGTGTTATATGACGCCCTAAAACGTGGATATGAAAAGGTTAATATAAAGCCTATACGGCTACATGACTTGCGACACCCGTATGTCAAGCTAAAACTAAAAAATAATTCTAATTTTTTTAAGCCAAGTGCCTTAATACATTAAAAAACCCACGAACTATTGAATCCGTAGGCTTTTTAATATATTAAGATTTAATTGAAATTACAAACTACAAACCCCGAGTAATCGGGATGGAATATCACTATTTAGGAACTTCTCAAACAGAAAACCACAAAATGCAATTATCGTAAGTCCGTTATTTATCATAGGCATCCCTCCTCGAATACTATCTACCATAACTTGTACCCATTCTCCGAGTAGAATTTCACAAATTTCTTTGCTCCGGGGCAGTACATTCATAATATACTACTTTTGTAAATAGGAGTCAACAAATTTTCTATACGAGTATAGCGTATAAAAATTTTGTTTGTTTCTTCGTTTAGATAGTGCGTATAGACTTCGTGATAAATCATCTTCATTGGTTTTTAATAGCAACAAGTGTAGCATCCACATATTGATTTTTGTTTTATTCACATTAAGTATGTGAGGTTTAAACAGTTTTTCATAAGAAGCTAAAGCTAAGATATTATTATATAATCTTTCTGACATATCAATGACAGGGCAAGATTTAAGTACTAAACAGGTTTCATTCAAGAGTAGATTATTTGCAATAGATATATTTGTTGCGATAAATGTTACATTATTGAATGTTGCACCATTAAAATCGCAATTCTTTAAATTACAGTTAAAAAAAACCACATTATTTAGTCGAGCATTTTTGAATTTACTTTCTTTTAAGTTCGTATGGCAAAAATCAACTCCAATAAGATTGGCGTTACAATAGTTGCAGTGGGTTATAATCGATGATTGAAATTTGACATTTTGGAATGATGCACCTTTGTATATCAAATTATGAATATTTGTTTGATAACAATATTTATTGCTAAATCCTCGATATTTAACAGGGGAGTTTTGCAAATTAAAAGGAACATTTACTCCTTGTTTGATTTTTTTCATACGCTTTTCCTTTTGTTTAGCTTTTCTCTTTGTTTTACCATGTCCGATAGGTAACACCTCCCTTATGTGTTAAAGTATACTATTTTCTCTATTATAAGTAAACGATATATTACGCAAAGTTCTTAATCTTCCACGCAATTTCAATTTGATTGTTAGGAAAGACACTTACTTGATCTATCAGTAAATCAACCAGTTCCTTTGTCAGTGACTTTTGGTCAGTGATTTTATTTGCTACCGAAAGTCTTTTTTCTTTTTCTTCTTGGCTACGCAGAAGCTGGTCATTCCTTTGGGTGGTATTGTTGTAGCTATTCGTGATAAGGGTTAGCTTGACATCAATATTATCTTTACATTGCTTATACTCATCAAGAGATATTTCCTTCATCATAAGCTGTTCATACAGCCTTGTTTTAAGTGCTTTCATATCTGCAATTTGTTTGGCATATAAATCCTGCTGCTTGAGCGTAAATTCAAGTGGTGCGGTATCGGTTACTTCATTTAGTGCAAATATGACCTCTGCTTGCTTTCTAAGTATTTGAAATATTATGTCTGATAGTTCTTGCTCCGTAATAGAAAGGTTGTAGCAAGAAAAATCCTCAATAACATCTGTGTATCGGCAACGGAACACAGGTGTTTTTTTAGCTATTCTTTGCATTGCGTGTCCACAGCAACCACAAAAGATTTTCCCCATCAGCGGAAACTGTTTCTTCTTGTCCTTAGGGCATTTGAACCGCAACAGCATTTCTTGCAGCTTGTCAAAATCAGCTTTATCAATAATTGCCGGATGTGCGTTAGGTATTTTATACCACTTGCTTTCATCTGTGTGTTTTACACCACGGCTGCCTACTGATTTCACTTCGGTTTTACCCATAATATAAGTGCCTGTGTATCGTTCATCATAAAGGATACGAAGGATAGAGCTGCTATTCCAAATATTATTGCATCTCGAAATATCATAGTGTTTTTTGCCATTCAAAGCTTTGTATTCTGCCGGTGTAGGTGTTTTATGCTGATATAATATGGCTTTGATTTCTGATGCTGATTTACCATCTAAAGCCAAGCTAAATATCATTCGCACATTTTCGGCAGCAGGCTCGTCAACAACCAACTTTCGTTCTTTATCCAGCTTGTATCCATACATTGCATTGGTGGAAACATATTCACCTCGTTTCATTTTTGCGTGTCTTGCGGATTTAGACTTTACTGATAAATCCTTGCTGTAATACTCACTGATTAGATACTTGAAAGTTACATCTAATCCACCGCTGTTGTACCGGTAACTTGCACTATCATAATTGTCTGTTACAGCGATAAAGCGAGTTTCAAAAAGCGGAAATACTTTTTCAAGAAAGTATCCTGTTTGAAGCATATTGCGACCAAAACGGGAGAAGTCCTTTACAATAATACAAGCAACCTTATTTTGATTTACCAATTCAATGAGTTCTGTCATTGCAGGTCTTTCAAAATTGGTACCGCTATAACCGTTGTCTACAAGCTCCAACACTTCGGAATAAGCATATTCAGGGAGGGCTTTCAAGTGCTTTGTAATGATTTTTCGTTGTCCCTCAATGCTCAAGCTATCGGTTTTGCTATCTTCCACAGAAAGGCGAATATATATTGCAACAGCTCTATTTTCCATTTGACAGCACCTCCTCAACCAATGGGAACGCATTTTGAAAAGTGAAGGTAATATCAATGGAATTATCGTCTTTTACCACAATTCGCTCAATCAGTTTTTCAATGATTTCTCTATTAAGCTGTTTGGGTGAATGAATGGAGTTTACTTTGTTTATAAGAGCATCAAAATGTTCTATTTGCTGATTTAGGCTTTCCTTTTTTGAAGTGATTTCAAAATGTTTTTGCCTGCCTTGTTCGATTTTTACCTCATAACCGCTTTTCATTTCTTTGTATTCGGACAAATCAATAATGCCAAGCACAAGATTTTCGTATAGTGTTTTGAGATATTTTTGATTTTTCTCAACTTCTTTTGCAATTGCCAAGAGTTCTTTGTCGGTTGCAAGCATTTGATTTTCCAAGGCTCTATATTTGTGCTGCAATCGCATATTCTTACCCAAAAGAATGTCTGACTGCACATCTATCACCTTGATGATTGCCTGTTTCAAATCATCTTCTTTGAAGTAGATATGACCGTCGCAAGAGCCTTTGGCAATGCGAGTATTGGAGATACAATGAAAAATATAGATAATATCTCTTGCTCTCGGTACTCGTTGCCTGTGAAGATTTTTACCGCAGTAACCGCAAAAGATTTTACCCTTAAAGATATTCTCCGTCCATTCTCCGCTTTTCTTTTCCGATTTTTCTGCACGGATTTCTTGTACCTTTGCAAATAATGCTCTGTCAATAATCGGTTCGTGGGTATCTTTTACGATAATCCACTTATCCTCTGAGTTTGGCATCTGCTTGCGATTAACTGACTTTGATTTACCCTGTACCAAATCACCCATATAAACCTCTGAAGATAGAATTTTCATTACTGTGCGTGTTTGCCAATTTCCATTGCCAAGTAAGTTTTTATGGCTGATAATACCTTGACTTTGGGCATATTGGGAGGGAGGTAGTATGTTGTCCTCGTTTAAGGCTCTGCAAATTGGAGCCAGTCCAACACCTTCGCTTGACATTTCAAATATTCTTTTCACAACCGGAGCTGTCACTTCATCAATAACCAGCTTGTGACAATCGTCGGGAGATTTCTTATAACCATAGGGAGGTCTTGCACCTACAAATTGTCCCTCACGCATCGCTTGCTGTTGCTGTGCTTTGATTTTCTTTGCTATGTCCATTGAATAAGCTTCGTTTATCATATTTTTTAGAGGAAGTATAATTCCGCTGCCGTTATTAAAGTCATTAGCTGTGTCAAAATTATCATTGACGGCAATAAAACGCACACCACGGAGCGGAAAATGCTTTTCAACATAATATCCCGTACTGATAGAGTTCCTGCCAAGGCGAGAGAGGTCTTTTACAACAACGCACTGTATCCTGCCTTTTTCAATATCATCAAGCATACGGTTAAATTCGGGACGGTCAAAGTTTCTGCCTGTTAGTCCGTTATCGATATAGCTGTCGTAAATCTCCAGTTCCGGAGTAATTGCAATAAAATTTTCAATGATTTGCTTTTGTGTATCCACCGAGTTACCACGATTTTTATTATCCTCAACCGAAAGACGAATATAAACTGCTGTCTTTAAGAGATTACTTGCTATATCGGGCATAGTGGTTATATTTTTTCTGCTTTTCCTTGCCATTTTTATACCGCCTTTCTTTGAGAATTTAGTATTTTAAGAGCTTTATCAAATTCAGCTTGATAGCGAAATTTAATGTGGATTTCCATATCTGCACCGATGGTGATATGCTGAATTAACTGCACGATAGCACTTCGGGATAGATTTTCCATTTCACTGAAGTTCTTGAAGTGCTTTATCCACCGCATCTTTTCATCTTCATTTGCCTTTGCTTTTTCATATTCAGCCGTCACAACAGCTTTGGCACCGTTTAGACGGACAAGGTTAAAATCATATTGCTTTTTCATATCCGTAAATTCAGACTTTGAAATAATGCCGTCCAGCATACTTTCATACATACCTGTTTTGAAGATAGAAATTTTGTCAATCTGATTTTGAATATCCTGTAATTGTATGGTGTATTTTTCAAACACCTTATGGGTAATCTTCTTTTCGGTAAGGCTGCTGAGCAGTTCATCAAGACTCAGCACATTGTTGATATGCATTTTCACGCTGTCTGTGATACAGCCTATCAGCTCGGTTTCCTTTATCATCTTAGAACCGGTACAGCCGTTTTTCTTACCCTTTGGGCAGAAGTAGTAATAATACTTCTTATCCTTGTATGGCACGGTTTTACGGGTCATACGAGTGCCGCAGCAGCCACAAATCAAAATCCCCGAAAACAGATAAACATTATCCTCGTTGGGAGCTGTTCTTGTGTCTATGTTCATCAGTTTTTGCACAAGGTCAAAATCCTGCTTTTCAATAATAGGTTTGTGGGCATTGTAGGCAATCGACCATTCATTTTGCGGCAGGAGCTTTTTATTCTTCAGCTTGTAGCTAAAGGTAGTTTGCTTTCCCTGTGTAAGGGTGCCGATATAAGTATCATCTTTGAGCATACGAATAATAGTAGTAGCTGACCATTTGCTGTTATCGCTATCAGCAAAGCCACCTTTGGGAGTAGGCAAACCTCGGTCTTTCTTGTACTCAAAGGGCGAAAGGACACCTTGCGAGTTGAGTTTTTCTGCTATCTTGGCAGCACTCATACCGTCTTTTTTTAGCTTGAAAATTTCACGAACAATCTCCGCTGCATAATCGTCGATAACAAGAATATTTTTCTGTTCTTCGTCACGCTTATAACCGTAAATAGGGCAAGCACCCACAAACTCTCCGTTCCTGCGTTTGGTTTCCAAGGCACTTCTTGTCTTTTTAGATATATCTTGGCTGTAAGCATCGTTCATAAGCGTTTTTAATGTAACATCAAGCTTTCCGCTTAAATCTTCATCTTTTGCTGTGTCGATACCCTCGGATATAGCAATAAATCGCACTCCGTATTGAGGGAAAACCTCTCTTAAATAAGTGCCTGTTTCGATGTATTCTCGCCCAAGGCGGGAGAGGTCTTTCACAATAACGCAGTTTATCTTTTCATCTATAATGTCCTGCATCATTTCTTTGAACGCAGGACGGTCAAATAGAAGTCCTGTGTAGCCGTCATCTAATTTTTCGCAAACCACTTCAATATCCGGTAAATTTTTAATATAATCCTCAATCAGTTTTCGCTGATTGGTAAGACTTTCGCTTTCTTTGCTCTTATCATCTGCATAGGAAATACGCATATAGAGAGCAGCCCTGTATATTTTAGACATAAAAAAACACTCCTTATTTTTACACGGACTTTCCCTGTAAAATAAAGAGTGATAGATTGCCTATTAAATTCTTTTTCCACAAACAGAATACCACTTTAAAGCGAGAAAGTCAAATCTTATTTATAATATAATTCCGGCAACGCAATCCTCCAAGGATAAGCCGTTGTCGGAAAAACTGACGGATACCGTAAACTTGCCACATCGAAATCGATAGGGGTCTTTAATCTGCTTCACATATTCCTCAATGCGTTTTTCCTTTGGCAAGGTTTTATCTACGCATACATCTTTAATATCCACTAAATCTTGATTATTCATATTCATACCTCCAAATCCTTTTTATAGTTTCTTATCAAATGAAACACTATGCCCCACAAACCATTTCTAATTTATGGGGACAAGTCTTGCATCTCACAAGCGTGTAACTGTATCGTATTATCACATAACCGGATTATGCTACTGCTCACCCCCGATACAAAGGAGTGTAGAGATTAGCTTATGGTTTAAGCTGCATTATTCCGCCGATAGGTGTTAATGACAGGTGACTAAGCTGTCCACCGTATTCGCAGAATATCCCGTTGACCGTGGGACACGGATTGATGTTTTGATTTTCTCTATGTTCGTCGCATATTGCACAGTACCACTGCTTTTAGAAGTCCTCAGACTTATCGCTCGTACCCTTTGATTCTATCTTGTTTACAAGGCTTAAACCTTGCAGGGGGTCTTGGCGGTCTTACTTCGGTGCTTACATAGAGAGAGCAAATATCTCTACACTGATATTCAATTTTCAAAGAACAGCGAGCCGACAAATCTTACTTAAAATTTATCCCTCTACTATATAGGACAGAAGTAGTGGCAATCCGTACCCTTATTTCATAAAGTTTTTTATTTTGCTTGAAACCTCATTGACGGATTTCCTCACAGCACCTTCCGAGCAGCTTTCTTTCCTTGCTATTTCAGCAAAGGAATAACCCAAAATGCGGTTTAAGTAAAATCTTCTTTGCTGGGTAGGAGAGCAGTCTTTAATAATCTGCAAAGCTGTTTTAATCTCCTGCCTTTGGATAGCCTGCTCATCAACATACTGTGTAC